AGTCTCTGCGATATCATGGCCACTACCACGCCCCAATAGTATGCGTTCTGCACGTCCGACCGGAACCGCTTCTTCAGTTTGACTTCGATGGTCACAGCCAAGTCCGTCTCACGGGACATCGCTCTGACGTCCTCTTCGAAGAGGGGGCGATTGTAGATTCGCAATGCCCCCTGTGGTGTGATTACTGCGTTGTGTTTCATTGTACCCTCCATACCCTGACTCCGGTATCTAAGACCTGAGTCTTGAATTTATATTTGTCATTCTTCTTGCAGAACATACAAGCGGCTGCTGATATCTTCTTGCGTATGGGCTCTGGGTTTTCATCCGTAATGAAGAATGAATCTCCCACTACCATGTCCTTGAATGGGTACTTGCCCGATCTTGTACTGTGCTTGGGAGCTGGTACGTTCTTTTCTATTTGGATTCTCATAGTGATTGGATTAGTTGTTCTCTTGATATGAATGCTCTTCTTTCCGGAACTACCGATACGTTTCTGTCTTGGTCTCTCGCAAATAGATACGTTCTGTGTTCGTGTTCTTCGATAGTAATTTCCATCTTGTAGATTACTGCGAATTTAATCTTGTCATCATCGATGAAAAAGATTGTGTCTCCTACGGAGAATTTGGTGTCGATTTGTATTTTCATTTGGTTTGATTATTAAATTTCTTCTTCTTCTTCAGTTACGCCAAACTTCTTGGCTTGTTCTACGATTTGATTAAAGTTGTATCCGGCTGCTTCGATCTCAGCACGTACTTCCTCGTTCTTTGGAGTTATCTTGTCGCCCTTAGCGTAGCGGGCAACCACACGAGTCCAGCGTGCAACCTGGGACTTAACTGAGTCAGCGTAGTCGCGTGGCTCCTCGAAGTCGTACAGGAACTTGAGGTAATTGGAGTATTCGATTCCGAAATTCTTTTTGAACTTGCCGTCTTCGACCACGATGTGTTTCTCAAGTGGCGGACGAGTGGATGTGTTGAAGTGGTGCGTTATCTTCTCAAGGTCTGCGAGGTACTCAGCTTCAAGTTCAGCCGACGGCTCGTATTGGAAACACATCATCCGTAGGTCATCCTTGCAGATGTACACGAGTTCACCGTTCAAACCCAATCCCTTCATGTAGTGGAATAGTTGGAGTCTGTGGTGCTTGATGGGTTTCTCTGTCTTCTCCATCATGTCCATCACGAATGATGAGCATGACTTGATTTCGAGAACCTTCTTCTCTAATTCCTTGTCACCAAACTTCTCATGTAGTTTCTCCGCGATGTACAGGGAGGATGCTTGGATAGACTCCGGGAGGTGCGAGGATGTGATGTCTTGCTTGGCACGTTCGATGTCAATCTTGCCGCCCGCAAGGAAGTCTAATCGACCCGATACCTTGAGCATGTTCGGGTACTCGACCATAACACGCTCTTGTGTATTGTTGATCAGGCCAGCACGTTCTAACACATAGCGTACTACCCATTCGACAAGGTTACCCGCCTCGAACTTGCGGAGGCTTCTCATGTTTGGTGGGTTGGTTGGTGTAACCGCTTTCATCTTGAGATAACGGTCAACGAGGGGCTGACCGATTTCCGATGCATAGCAGTAGTCTCGTGGCTCTAGCGCACGTTGTTGGGAATAAACGCATTCATTCCATAGTTGTTGTAGATTCCAATTCATTTCGTTGAATGTTAAAAAAGATTGATTTGATTTCGTTTGGTATATTCTTGAGCAGCCTTCCGCTCGACTGGTAACTGGGCGAGACCTTGCCTATGTACTTCACGCGCTTGCCTATGATTGCATAAACGTCACGCGAACTTTTTACAACTTCATACCCGTCTTTGGTTTTAAATAGCTTTGTCATTTAGATTGCAAATATAGTGTAACTTCAATGGTATCAGTTAATCTTAGTCTAATTAAGACTATTTAGTTCTTCAGCGAACACCTCAGCGAGCACATCTGCGAGGTCTGCTTCCTCCGATTTAGTCAGTAGCTTACGAAACGCACGAGCATCTACCCACCATACATTGTCGGTCTTCTCGTCGTTCATGTCGCATACAGGACACTTGGTGAATGGCCTGTCACTTTTCAATCCGATGTCCACAAGGATGATGCATCCACAGCCATTCCTTTGCATGGCCATAGCTGTGAACACATCTCCTTTTAGGAACACACCCTGTGAGTGGTCTTTGATTGCGACTATGTCGTCGCCGGTGCGATAGTCGATTATCATTTGTCAATGTCTTTTAAGAGCCACATCATTAGGTTGAATACTATCTGGTCAATTACGCGTCTCATTTGCGATGATGGTTGCTAAGTGTCCATGTGCTAAATGATACTGTCCCATAAACTCGGAGCGATCAATAAAGGTAAACTCCTTGTAGTTCATTCGTAGTCTATGTATCTCATCATCCTGCTCAGTTTGCGTCGGCTCAATCTCGTCAGTTTCTATTGCCGGAATGCTGAGGCAGTCGGTAATTGTTATGCAGTAACCTTGCTTGGTTATCATGCCGTAGGCGAATCTGCCCTTGTACCCTTGCAGATACTTAAAGAAGATGGTCTCCTCAATGTGGTCGGTTGTTTCTTCGGTGTAGTGCCCGTCGTCGTCGGGGTTGGATAGTTTCCAATCGTCGTAATTAAAGTATCTCATTGTTGTTTTTCTTTTAGTTCGTAAAACATTGCTTCGTCAGATATGACATCAAATGTTCTTTCAATGCTTCTATCAAGCGCATTGGTAAGAATATCGTATGCTGTTTCCTCATCGCATTCGTACCGATCGGTTACGTCTTGGACGTGCCATAGGGATTCAACATTGTATCCGGCTTTGCGTAACACCTCTTTTGCTTGGTCGATTTCTTCGTGGTTCATTGTTCAAACTTGTTTAGGATTATTGTATAGATTTCGATGCGGTCTTTGGCATTGGCGATGCAGTCTTTGATGATTTGGTCACCCTCCCATGCCGGCTTTTTCAGTTGCTCTTCATACTTCATGACTGCCCGCCATTCGTCCATGATTTGTTGTTGGATGTGGCTGATTACTTTTTCTTCAGTACTCATTTTTTATAGTGTTAATTGTTACGTTAAATTCTTTCTCTGCCCATTCTATGTCCTGGTCTATTTCTTCCATGTCCATGTAGCTGAATGATTCAAGTACATTCGAGCTGTCTTTGTCGTAGGTGTCGTGAATGTCTATGTAAACGATTCCGGTTTCTTTGTCCTCATAAACCTTAACGTCGAATTCTGCGTTGTATTCGTAGGATGCATCGCGCATCCATTGTAAGAAACTTACGTTGTGAAAGTTGGATTGTTGCATAGTGTTGTTTTAAATGTGGGTGCAATATAGTTCTAAGTATTGCACCCACTTGTTAATGGTTGTTAATTTATGATAGTAGTACGACTATCAAGATTATCGCGGCAATTACAGCCACAATTCGCTCATATATATCGAGCATCTGGGCGGTTGTTTTTTTGTTTATCATCGTTTGTAAGCTAATTGTTTACGATTCTAGTTCGTATTCCCATAGCTCACAAGCCCAGGCCATGTCTCCTTGCTCTTCGCTTATGCGCTCGCCGTTTTGATACATGTAGCTTCCGCAGTTATATCCTAAATCTTCGTCGGCAAATGATACCTCAAAGGTATTTTCAGGGAATAACAAACTGAGCTTTTCAATTACTGCAAGGGGTGTGCTCCATGCGGTTTGAAATTGGATGTAATGCTCGGTTTCTTCTATGTTATAGGCATTCCACTTTGTGTTCCAATTACTCAATCTCCAGTCGTACCAATTAGATACTCCATACTTTTGCATCAGTTCGTGGTGTTTCTTTATATCCTCTTCGGTCTTCATTGGGGTCGGGGCGGGTGTATCATTCAGATCCTCCGGCATTGGAATAATCCTGTTGAAGTCTATCGCTGCTTCTCCGCGAATGAATGATTTAACTTCTTGTTGGTTGTCGCCATGAATGTACAGGCGGTGAATTACGTGGTTTGGCATGTTGTTTATTTTTTATTTGTTGGTTGTTGTTGTGTTTAATTATTATCGTAATACTTTTTGGCGTAGTCCTTCTTGGAATTTTATGTGGCTAACGGCTTTTTCGATTGTATCAAATTCACTCATGCAGCCTGTTTCACTTGTTGTGTATAATAATCGTTTACCGAAATCAAAACCCATCTCGTATTCATTGTACCTCCTACAAAAATCAATCTTCACTCTAATTGAAACTACATCATCGCAATGCGCTCTTGGGCTAACACTTTCGTGTCGTATTTGTATTTCGGGTGACTTGTACTTGCCAATGCGCTCATCGTACCTCTCAACCCTTACATGGTCGGGTAAATCTTTTACTAATAGTTCGATAATGCGTTCCATTTCAGCGTAGGCGGCTAATTGCCAGGTCGCAAGGTCTTGCTTTGAGAGTTCTTTGAACTCTTTTTGAGCCCTTGTTTTGTCTTGTAGGGCATCAACATTGATGAGGTTGAATGATTTTTTGGTTGCACTCGCCTTGTTGATGCGTGTGAACTCGTCGGTTAGTGCGTCAATGATGTTTTGTTGTTGCGTTGTCATTGTATTGAAGTGTTTAATTGTTGTTTATTCTTGAGTTACTTGTTTTAGTTCTATTGTGTAATCGAAGCCCCTACCCCCGGCAGTAAAGCCGCCTGCATTGAATTCTTCCTCGCTTGTTTCTTCAATGATGTATGAATAATCTTCGCACCACTCCGCAAAGCGGTTGTATGCCTTTCCTATGGTGGCGAATTCATCATTGTAGATACATTCACCGGTTGTTGTTCGTGTTACTGTTACTTGAAACATGGTTTTTAATTTTATTGGTTGTATTTTACTTTTTCTTCATCTGTGCATTCGTACCATTCGCCTTCGTGCTTCTCATACCACTCGCCCTCATCTTCAATGTCCCATTCGGTATAGCAGTATGCGCCGTCGTCGTATGCCTCGTCTAGGTCGGTATAGCCAATTTCGATTGCGTAGCGTTCGGCGTCTTCCTTCTCAATGAAGTACATTAGAGATTCTTCGAACAGGAAACCTTCGTTCATGCCTTTGTTGGTTGCGGAGCATATCCGCGCAAATCTTTCGTTGCTCATGGTGTTGAATTATTTGATTATTGGTAAAATTTCGCTGATTAACTGACGACCGTACTTTTTCGCGCTCGCCTCGTCGATGTAGTGTTTTTTGATTCGGCTGTATCTCGCTGTTTTTTTGGGAATGCTTGCGTACACGATATACCCGGCTGTTTCTTCGTGGTTCGTCCAGACTTGCACCTGTAACTCGCTCGCGTAGTTTATGCCGCATAAATTCACTTTGGTTGGCTTGTAAAGGTCTAGCGATACATTGCCCAACGTAGTTTGGAAGTTGAAATTCTGATACATAGCTTTTTTGTGTTTGGTTATACTTTCTTGATTATTTCGTATTTTGAAAAGGTCTGCTCTATCATTCGCCCGCGTTCGGGGTATATGAACCGAAGCAATAAACCGGACGGTGTTTCTTTGTAACCTTTGAATGTTCCTACTTTGCCGTTGGATAGTAGGCACTGCGTGTTGGTTGATAGTGTCATGTGGTGGTCTATTTTTGTTTTTATATTTCAAAATACGTAGGGGCATATTGGTGCAAGATGTTCACCCTTCTAACCTCGTCAGCGTTGTATTTGCGGGCTTGTAAAATTCCCTTTCTTATGGCTCCGAATCGGTTGCCTGTGTGTGTGTAGAATACGTCCGCGAAGATTATCCCTCCGTTGCTGTGTTGGGCTAATCTTACATGGCATTCGAATGTTTGTAAATTGGTGTTCATGATGTTGAATTTTTATTGTTGTTGAAATTTTAGAAACAGGAGCGGGAATCGAACCCGCTCGTGCACCATTGCCCGTTTAATACATTGAAGCGAGCAACTGCTCCGCTTCGCTGTAACTTTCTAAAAACGTCTCTTCGCCGTCTTCAAAGTTGGTCACCAGATACTCAACGCCGCGCCCCAACATTGAGCATATCGAAATACCATTTTCGAGGGCTATGTATACATACCCGCTGTTTGAATTAAAGCCGACGTTCATAATTGATTCGCCCGCGCACTCGTCGGCGTATGCTTGAAAACAAATGGCTAGCCCTTGCGCTTCGCAAAATGCTATTGAGTCGCTAACGTTGTGAATTTCTAAAATGTTTTTCATAGTGTTGAAATTTTAAGAGGTTGTTATTTGTTGATGTTGTTGATGTGTTCGCACAGGTTGTCGAGGTTGTAAGACTGGAATACAATGCCGCCGCCGTAGCTTTTCGTATGGTATTTGCGCCCGCCTAATTTATTGGCCTTTTTTACGGCTATACTGTAAAGTTCCGAAATATAACCGAACGGAGGCGCGCAGTTCTTCGCGGTCTCGCGGTCGGCTTCATTTACTAGTTGGGTGAAGTGTACCACATAGCGCGGGTTTCCGTTTACGTCGTTGTTGATACGTGTAAAATCTTGAGGGGTTACGATGTTACTCATAGTGTTAATTTATTATTGATGTGTTTAGTATTTCATTTCGTTGATTATATCCAAACGAGCTAGTTTTTCGCTTAGTTGTTGGGCGCGCTCAATGGTGTATCTTAGCCATTCGGCGGCTTCCGCGCTGCCTTCATTCATCAGCTCTTTTGCAAGGTGCGCCCCGTTGATAATTTCGAGAATGTCGCCCGCTAGATAGTGTGTGTACTGAATGCCTTTTTTCATGTTGTTTCTAAATTTTCGGCTAAGATAGTCTAACTTTATTTCTTGTCAATACCCTAACCGTTATTTATACTCATTCTAAATAAAACTTGCTCATTTTCAATGATTTAAGTGAAAAAAAATTTTTTTCGTGCCGGCTTTTGTTGTATATTTGAGAAGGGTTCAACGGTGTTGGTTTGTGTTGGTCGGATAGCCTGGACGCGGGCAAATAGTCAAAGGGATCCGCGCAGTATTTCACAAGGGTAAAGAGACAGGAAACAAATAGACGAGGCAAACATGGAAGCAACCCGGAAAGGGCAACCCCTCACGCGGGCAAATCTGCAACGGATAGCCCAAGTACTCAAAGAGAATGTAAGAGAATAGACAAAGAGCAGTTAAGGCACTCATGCGCGCACACACGATTAAAAACCCCTTTCTCGGGTTGCCCCAACAAAAGAAACCCCGCACCCCTCCACAACTGCAAGGAAGCCCAATAAACGCGGGCAATCTACGCGGGCAGTATCTACGGTAGGCGGGCTGTTTACATGCCTTTAAACGGGCTGAAATGCTTATCTGGAATCATTCT